CCTTGGTGATGGTGCTCTCAAGGCGGGGGTCAGGGTTCATGAACAGGGCGTTCGGATCGGATGACACCACCACGTTGTACTCTTTCGTAAGGGTATCATCGTGGGGAAATTTAACCTTGAAGACCTGACCATGAAGCTTGTTGATACCACCATCACCCATGAGATTGAAGGCACGTAGAGTCTCAGCTCCCATCAGCACCACCACATCAGGGTCCACTGCCCTTAGCTCATCAGCGAGGTGGCCCATGCATGCCCTAATCTCAGGCACAGCAGGCTTACGCTTGGGAGGGCAGCACTTCACCAGCCCTGTGAGATACACATCCTCAGTGCTTAGGGTTGCCAGGGCACACAGATCCTCCAGCTTCTCGACGTTCCTGCCCTTGCCTAGGGTGCCCACGTCCCTCATATCCGGGGCCTTGAGCACAACCATCACCTTGTGGGGCTTAGGTGCCTCTATATCCTTCACACGGGGCACGGAACAGAGGCTCTGCCCGGCTATCTGTACGTACTTGGTCAACGACCCCAGCTTACACTGAGGTTGTCCGTCACAGCTCAATTTACAGCTCTCCATCATGTCCCTTTCTCTTCAATTCCCACCAGATATGCAGCCTCAGGCAGAACCGCAGAAGCATACGAGTACACTTCAGCTTAACTATAGTATAACAAGTGTGTAGGTCTTCTCTCCTACTCATTACCCCACCTCATCATCTTGTACAAAGCTATCAAACCAGTAGGCACTATGCTACCACACCTCACGCAGGGTATCTCCCAGCTATTGTTACCGAGGTCGTCGGTGCTCCAGTTCTCCTCATACCTATGAGAGTAGGCCCCCCAGGGTTCATCACCGCAGTAGTGGCTGATCCATAGAGGTATCGCCACCGATTCAGGGAGGCTTCGCCTCAACACCCACTCACCTTCCTCTATCAGGGTAGTGAAGGCTGATCCCTCACCTGCCCAGCCTACTTCCTTAAGGTCAGGTTCCTTCATCAGATTCCTCAGTCAAGAAGCCCCGGAGGTCGAGTTCGCCATTGCAATGGTGAGCCTCTTCCTTTCCGAACATGACCTTCAGGCTCCAGAATCTATCGTGGTAGTAGTAGATAAGCACCCCCAGCACCAAGTCAATGAGTGCCAAGGCGCTACCAAACTGCCATGAACCAGTCAGACCGAAGCCAACTGCAAAGTGAACAAACAGCATGATGCTCTTGTAGCTCAGCGTCTTGGCACAAGCTCTACGAGGTAGGCTTGACATTACCAAATAACCTCCGTCATAGCAGCACCTATCCCCCTCCCGAAGACATAGGCTATGGCTATAAAAGCACAGTATAGAACGAATCTTATATACATTAGCTCCTCCGATCCTTCTTTAGTGCGGCCTGCTCCTTGTGGTATTCATATACCTCTCTGAATGTGTAGCCGAACTTGTATACCTGAACGAGGTAACCCGCTGCCCTCAGTAGCAAGGCCGGTCCAAAGAGAATGCCTAGTACCCCAAGAACAATCCACCACATTAGAGCCCCCTATCCGGAAGGACATCCTTTCTTGCCACGATGAAAGGCCCTTCACCAAACCCGTACTGCTCATCGAAGTAAGCCAGGACGTACCCTTCCATAGCCTGAGTGATGACGATGCTGTAGTACGCACCCATCGTAGCACACAGATGGTTCTCATAGAGTAACTCAGCGGCGATGGCATCTTCTTTATTCATCCTAGCCCCGCCTCTCTCGTAAGCATCAAGCTCATTCACAAACCGCTGCCATGTGTTGAGCAGCTGGATGGAGGTAGGGTGTAGGTCAGGCGAGAAGCATATCTCAGCCCCATTCACAATGACACCTGTGTCTATCGAGAAGGGCTGGTACTCCTGTCCCTTTGCCTGATACTGTACCAATGCCAGCAGTGCTATCACAACGATAGCAAGCAGGCACCATGCCTCAGGTGAAACCCTAGGCTTCCGATGTTCCTTCAGTCTACTTCCGTTTTGCATTTGACTTTTCCTTTCGATCTCTCGCCACGGTGTGTGCCCTGCCATACTCTTTCTCCTTCTTGTCAATGTAGTGTTCACAGTTCTCACATGGTATGTGATTACAGCCGTCACTTGTTGCGGCACCAGGGCATTCCTTCTTCCCTGGCCAGTAGTGTCGCCCGCATCGGCAGCAGATGGTCATAGCATCTCCTCTATCTCGGCCAGCTCTAGGTCATCCGGCTGGCCTGCTAGTGTAATCACCTTACAGTCTATGCCAAGGGCACGCAGCTTCTTCACGGCCTTCTCCGAAGCTAGCCCAGTACCGCTGTCCCACAGGAAGGTCACCTTCTTCACCTTGCTGTGTAGAATCTTGTCGATGTGTGTGTCGCTGAGGTGTGATCCGAATGTCGCAGTGCAGTGGAGGTGACGCAGCCATATGGAAACAAACGTGTTCTCCACCAGTACTAGCTCAGGCCACAGCCTGCATTCTTCCCAGCCCAGGAAGTAGTTAGTAATAGGGTGGCCTGAAGCATACCGATACGGCTTCGGCCCCGCCTTGAACCAACCCTCATACGTAAGAGCTGCCCTGTTTATACGGCGGCTGTTGTACTGTACCAGCTCACCGCCCTCGTAGACAGGTACATACAACCGCTTACCGTCACTGCGTATGTCAAACTGCTGGATGTGTTCCCACGTCACACCCCTAGTCTCCAGCGCATATACCTCTCGGTCGTCCCAGTGTATCTTAGTGGCCTCCTTGGGCAGGGCCACCGGCTTAGCCAGCACGGTGTCGATGTTGTCCAAGGCAGGCACGTACCCAGCTAGCTCGGGTGGGTAGCCCACCACATCAATCAGCCTGTCAAGAGGGAATGTCTCACGACACGTAGCCCTATGACAATACCCAACACCCTTGGCCACATTAAAGTAAAACTGAGGGTGGTCGCATTCAGGGCAATCGAACTGGAGTTCGTTCCCGTTCTTCTTGTTGACGGCCATGGCACCCAGCAACCACTGGGTGATGTCAGCCTTGCTGTACTCAGCCACAAGCTATCCCCCAGATGGCCAGCCACATCAGGCAGTACACGATAGCGGTGATGCCTGCGATAATCATTCTGCTGTCTCGTCTAGCTTCTTAATCAGTTCGTCTGCTCGTTCGATCCCCTTGTCAATACAATTAGGGAACCCTGTTCCCTCATCGAAGAACATCACAGCAAACTTCAGCGCCGCTTCGAATCGCTGCTGTTTATCCTGAAAGAACTCAGTCACTTCGAATGTCAGGTCGCTCATTCTACTCTCCTTAGTTCGTATGGTTTCATAGCATCTGCCTCAAGCACCCGGCGATGTACGCCAACTCACCAATGATTATAAGTAGATAGAGGCTCTTCATCTCGGCCCCCATCCACCAATCCAGGGGTTGCCCTTCATGCTCGCAGCTACCTTGTCGCAGCCCTTGCACAACCCGGATTCATTTACCTTCAGCACAGCACCACATGAGGGTACCATACAGATCCGCTTAACCTTTGCCTGATTTCGCATAGCCATCTCCTGACCAGCCACCACCCTTCAGGGAGAAGCTGCTCTTACATAGTTGTCTCTTGCATGGGGAGCAGCACTGTACATCGTTGCCATCTTGGTCAACTCCCATCTTAGTACACTCAGTCAACGGCTCAGCCGTGATCCTCTGCTGTACCACTGTCTCATGGTTCGACTCGCATAGGTACTCGTAGTACGGCATGATGTCCACCTTACCTCCCTATCCTATCAGCCACGAGCTTCGCCGTTTCTTCATCAACGAGAGGGCTGAGGTCTAGCTCACCATAGTGCTCATTGAAGTACGTACTGTGGGCTATGATGACATCAGATTTGTTAGGAGCACAGTCCACGCATACCCATGTCTTGTAGGCTAGAGAGGGGTACCCTGCGTGACCACTCAAGTATCTCTTGTAGTACCACATGGGCTCACCCTTCACATCATCGGCACACTCATCACACCTACGATAGAACCACTTAGGTGTACGCATACGGATCAACTTGATGACTCTGTTCAGCTTGTCTCGCCTCATCCTAGTCTGTCCACTGCGTTGTTGTACTGGTCTATGCCTTCCTGATCTTGCAGGTAGTCAGGCTCAACCTCTCTGTCGTCCTGAACATACATCTTATCCATAGGGTCTAGCTCCATGCCCTTGTACGCACACTGTATGTCTCCTGGGTACTTTGCGTTGTGCTGCTGTGCGAACACTCGCCACTCAAGCATGAGGCTAGCTCTCTCCTCAAGCCAAGGCTCTGTCTTTCTTAGTGCCCATTCCTTAAATCTCCACCACATCTCAGCCTCCCATCCTGTAAAAGTCATGCATCATCTTGATCTCTCCTGATATCTTGGCACCACATAGGCCACAGGTGTCGAGGTCATCTGCCATCTCAGCCTGTACGAAGCCATCATCCCACCATTGGTCAACCCTTCCGAACTCCGGGTGCTTGTGGGTAATGTAGTCACCGTTGATCCGCCAGCCATCCACATGGACAGCATTGTCATCTTCCATAATCAATATGCCGTGGCCACGTAGTATGCACAGGGCACCGAGATGTTCATCTGCCCCTATGATAGTGCCATCATCCTTCAGCAGCATGGTCTTCACCACCTCATCATAGTATGTCCTGGCATCCTCATACGGTTTCCCGTACCATGTCACCACGTTCTCATCTAGTGAACCGTCATGCTTGTAAGTAATCATATGATCTCCTACATCTGAGTCGTCCATAGTACCTCTCAACTTACATGTACCTAGTGTAGATAGCAGCAGAGACATCCGCTTATCGCCGACCCTGCTCATATATGTTCCCCGGAGTTGGATAGCTGGTTAGATTGCCTCCAATACATCAGCCCCCCGAGGGGTTTTATACTGGAGTCATGTACCAAGGTACAATTATTACTATTCCCAGTATAAGATATAACGAAGATAGATTCATAATCTAAATGAAGAACGTAGTTCTTCTCGTATAGGTTCATGATCTTTATTATCTTCTTCTTCTTCTTATTTGTTTTTCCGGTTGAGTTTTGGTTTGGTTTCGAGTTCAGCCCTTTTAGGAAGTCCGGGTAGTTACTCCATATCCAGGGTAAGGCTGTGCCTCTAGCATTCTTAACCCCCTCGTATGCCATATCAATACCTCCCTATCTGTTGCGGGTTAGCCACTACAGCTCGCCCGCCTACCTATTATAGCTTTTTCTGCAAACGATTGCAACCTAGTCCCGTTGCTTACGCTGCTGCCTCTTCACCTGCTGCTCACGAGGCGACTCATCGTATGTCTCATTGATGTCATCAACCTCGCAAGTGTCCTTATCATATACGGTATTCGTAATACTCATCCTCCCAAGGTCACACTCAAGGTAGACAGAGCGATGCGCCCTACGTGAGTGGCGTTGCTTCAGGTCAGCCAGCTCCATCACTATCTTGTCATCGTTGATGGCCTCCTGTCTCATACCAATGATGGCAGCCGCTTCTTGCAGATGCTTGACCGATCCTTGTGCCATGTCCAGGCCAAGCGGCTGCTTGCCCTTATCCTTGGCGTACCCTGATCGGTTGGTCTGCGCTGCTGTCCATACCAGTATGTTGTGGCGCTTGGCGAAGCGGGAAAGATCACGGGCAATCGCACCGATCCAATCCCATACCCTATCCCTACTGTACCCTGAATCACAAGGCTTCATACGCTCAATGAAGTCAAGCACCAGCACATCAGGCTTCCACCCAATGAGGTTGACCCACTTCATCATCTCAGCCTCGATATCATCGACGCTAACCTCTCGGTTCACCTCAGTTAATCGCAGCCTATCCTGTAGCCCACCCTTCCACTGCTTCTCCAGCAGGGGTGAGACAGCACCAACACTAGGGTCGTCGATGATCTTAGTCACCTCCTCACCTGTGAGGCGAGACAGTACCCTCTCTGTCTGCTCCTCCATCGACAGCTCATTGGTGACCAGCCATACCTTGCGCGACTCCACCGTAGCCATGAGGTGAGCCATCACCACCAGCATCGTGGACTTGCCATCCCCCGTGGGGGCCATTATGATACCTAGCTGCTTGGTTCGCAGCCCTCCAGCACACCACTGATCTATCGTATGTACCCCCGTGGGGATACGCACTAGCTCAGGTGAGAAGCCGTGGTTGTCAACGAGGTAGTCGATGGCTTCTCGCACATCCATTGACTTGTCCTCGCTGGTATCACCATGCTTGTTGAAGAATGAGTGTAAAGTTTTAAGTATATCACTACCCTTCAGGTCAGCCTGCTTACTCAGGAATGTCTGGCTGTTGTTCAGCTCTTGGAAGTCACGCACCACCCCTGTATCCCTCGCCTGCCCCAGCGTATAGATCATGCTGGAGTTGTCGGGGATCTCAGTTACGATGTCGTTCAGTGCATCCTTGTACCGTAGGTTGTATGCCTCGGCATCCTTATCCTTGAAGATCTCATGCAGCGTGGGTACTGATGGCTGCTCACCATGCTTACGAACGAAGGCGAAGATCTCTGCTAGGATGGGCACATACTCAGTGGTATGCAGCCACCCTGGTTTGAATGACACTGCGAACTTCCTTGCATCCTCTGGTCTAGCGGTTAGTGCGTACAGGAATGTACGCTCATCGAAGTTACTCATCTTACCTCCTTGTACCTCAGCCTCTTGGCCATCTTGGTACTGTTTCTTGGTTGCTACTTCGAGCGGATGTACAACTTATGTGTACCCTACAGCTTCTCAAGAAAGGCTACCATGCGTAGCCCTTCAGGTACTACCTCACTACAATGACTACAGATATAATCTGTCTCTGCCTCCTCCCATTTATCATCATCAACAATGCTCTTCCACTTCTCATAACACAGGTGATTAAAGGTACCACACGCCCAGCTATCATTACCTTGGATTGGGTAACCCCAGTCGCCTATCCTACTCCAGTACGTGCTATTATCATAGTCTCGATGCATCTTCTCATGCCATTCCTTATACCCAGCCATCTTGTCCCGCAATTCACATGTCATCACGATGCCTGAATCCTTGGAAGCTGGGGAAGCGAGGCTTACCCTTGCCACCATGAGGCTGGTGCTTGTACTTGATGAGGTCACCAACATGCACCTGCCTGTTGCGCCAGTAATCCTTGCGTTGCTTGGCGCTAAACCCTGTGCCTACCTCAAACTCAACGCCTGTCTTGAGGTCACGTACCTTCCACTTGCCTAGCACACCAGCGGGCACCTTCCCTGCCTTGGAGGTAGACCTTTCTGATTCACCCAAGGCATTCTTTACCTTCGGGTTGTTGTTGGTCATCATCTCTTCGAAGCCAATGATCTCAGCCTCATCATCCTGAAACATCTTGTACTTCATAAGCCCCTGCTCGGCACCGGTGGCGCGGCCATGCTTATAATAACTGCTCGCTTGCCTCGCCATCACACCCTCGTACCCACCACTGGCACACTTGTCCCAGTACTTGATGAACCCTACCGCATCATACACCGTGACAGGCTTGAGGAACTTGAGCCACGGTGGGTGAGGCTTGGGTAGCTTGTCAAGAGCTTCGACCCGCAAGCGGTATGATTGCTCGGGTATGTTGTGCATATCGAACACGAGGTACTCAAAGTCAGGCTCACCATCCTTACGCATCACTGCGCTGGATACATCACCGAAAGCCTTAGCCCCCGGTATCCATAGCTCACCATCCAGCCCATCCACACCGTACTTCTCTAGCTCCTCCTGTATATGGAGGTTGGGTATAGGCTTGAGGCTTCTGCTCTTAGGCGCACCCCCTGTAAACGTGAGGCACCTGATACCATCCACCTTGGGTGTGCATAGCACCGGGTAGTCCAGTGCATCAGGGTCTTTCAGTGTTGCTGCTAGCATGGGTTTCATGTCACGTTTCCTTTCATATTGAATAGGTGCCACATTGCTTGGAGTGACTCGGGCATCTCTATCTTACCACAGTATAGACAGTTCTGATCCTCTACCTCACGAGTTAGTAGGCAGTCGTATGTCCCTCGTTGGGACAGACTACCCTTCCCATCCGCATGCCCCATCAGATCAGTTGCGTTAGGGCAGTGATGGTAGGCAAACATCATCTCTGATGTGGGGAATACCTCAAGCCAGTAGCTACCTTCGATCCATCGTTCGCTGCCACATAGTTTTTCATATTCAACCAT